GTGCAAAATAACCAACTTGTAGAAACCTTCCCTAAAACCATAAGATTTGAATTAGACTTACTGCGTCAGATTGAAGAACTCGCAGAAGAACAAGGGAGAGACTTTTCAAAACAAGTTAAATTCATGCTGAAAAAGTATCTACAATTAATGGAAAAAAGATAGCTGTAAAGGAAACGACTTTACAGCTATTTGTGCACGTTTCACAAAAGTTATTCGATTTCCGAACATATGAACCCGAACATTCGTCTGAAAATCTCCGTTTTTTAAACGGGGGGGGGTAATACTAACCCCCCCCAGCGAAAGCCTGCGGCCCTACTCCCCTGCCCCGCACTAAAGCGCGAAAAAGGATGCGCGCACGGCGCGAGATTTAGTCGCATCCGCGAACGCGAAAGAAAGCGACTGCTCTTTCGGAAATGTGGATAGGCAATGGCCCTCAATACTAATAGAGCCGCGACCGGACATCTGCTTGCCCTGAATAATCGTCCGCGAGCATAGCCCCATGGGCCTTGATCCCTAGCCCGGGCGCACACCCCGGAGCGCTTAAAAAGAAACGCGCCCCGGGGCACGGCGCTGGTGCGCCTGGCGCTGTGGGACGCAAAAAAGACCGCTGAGGCGTCAGCGGTCCAAATGCCAAAGTTGATATGTTTTCCGAAGTTTGGGGCAGGACGGGCCTGCTAGGGGCCTTCTCGACGCTTTACCATGCGAAACATACCTTGAAAGCTGGCGATCCTCCTTCCCTCAGGATGCTTCCATTATACCCTTAGCGAGGTTTTCTGTCAAGAGGTTTCCACCTCGGCCTCGGCCTGTGCCCGCCATCGAGTATGTTGCTGATCACAGCGTCAAGCTCCCTAAAGTACTCCAGCCTGTCCAGCAGCTGGATCAGTTCCAGCATGTCCAGCTGGTCAACGTTCCTGTACTGCCCTGTCCGGTAGCTCAGCGTGACTTTAAATGCGTCCTCCAGCCGGATTGCTTCATTATTCAAAAAGTTCCCGATCAGCAGCAGCTTGTAGGCGTCTGTCACACTTTCACTTTCTTCCTTTCCGCCATTCCCTCAAACGCCGAAAACAACGAGCAAAGAAGGCAATAACCCGAATCAAAACAACAAGCGCAAAGAACGCCACTACACCCGCCAGCACCAACGCAAGCTTATACATCGCCAAAACCTCCATTTCTATAATGGCAGAACGGCGCACCCCGGCGCATCCGCGCACGGGGCCCCGCGCCGTATTCTTGCCTAATCCATCCCGCCCGGTATCTTGCGAATCACCCAAAGGGCAAGAAGATAAACGTACTTTGCTGAAACAAGAATAACCAATATGTTAAACAACGTTTGAACAAAACCCGGAGGCAATACAAACGAGACCAGATTAACCGCATTGCCCGCAATATACCCTGTCAATATGTCCACCTGCGCAAATAGCCCTTCATCAAGCATGGGAATATGAATCGGAGCCAAAAGAACCTTAACAGTGCCCAAAGCCATCTTAACCAAAAGCAACACGATCATACTTAACCGCCCTCCTTATCGCTGCTATCCTCAGGCGTGGATTTTTCATCCAACACCGTCTCAGCAAACCTATAGACAAACCGCAGCAACATCCCGAACAGCAAGACAGACGCCAATACCTGATAGAAACCATACATAGTTTTAAGTACAGGTATATCCTTAATCAATTTCGTAACGTTAAGTTCAGCGCCTTCCCAAAGCGTTTCACCGCTAAACGCTTCCGGTAGCTGAGCCTTAGGCAAAACGAAAACCACATCTTCACTTTCCCCGGGCATTTGTATCGCGCTCATTAACCGGGAAAATATCTGCGGTATCTGCACAACCACGCCCAAATGCGAATCCACATACTTTAAAAATTCATCCAGTTCTTTTTCTAAATCCTCTTCACTCGGAACAAACAAGCCAACGATCCAATCGCCTATATTTTCAAAAAAATTCGCAATAGATTCCAAAAAGTCTATGACCTTGGCCCAAAAGCCCCGCTGCTCGTCCTTCCATTCCTCTTCAGGGTCTGGTGGTATTTCACGATATATATGCATCTCATGAAAACCCGCAAAAGACGCTTCCTTTGCAACCAAACTATTAGAAACGGCCGTATTCGTTTTTATACCAAATTCGAACGTAGCAATAATCGCATAACCGTCACCATCAGGATACTCGAAAGCAAACCACAAATCGGAAAAATCGTCATAAAAAGAATTAGGATATACAGAAGGATCACCCATCGACCTAGTAAAAGTAATGTAATTCTCTACTACCTGCAATTTCGGATCATACAAGCTTACGCTGCATTTCCATGATATATTGCCATATACATGTTGTGCAGACCCTCTAATACAACGGCCTAAATACGAAAACAGATAGTCTATATGAAAATAGCCCTTTTCGCCTGGTTCCATTTCCACTTCATCCAAAGGCAACAGATAATACACCCATCCAGTACGTGCCAAATTATCATAAGGCCAGATGCTAAAACCTTCCCCATACAAAGACCATTTGTCCGCAGGCTGCCCCCATACAGCTAACTTACCAGGCATCATTGCCGCAGGCACCAAACCATAACCAGCAAAATTGTTGGTTATCGCCCCATGCCACCAATACTGACGATAAGCATAGCCAGGGCCCATTGAATTACCATCAGCGTAGATACTTACTTGATCCGAGCCGCTGATCGTATACATCAGCTCGTACCTCTCAAGATCAGGCACTTCATTAGCCGCCACGGCGGAAAACCCGCCAAAACAGAGCAATAAGCACAAAAACACAAAGAAAAACCTGCGAAAACGCCGAAACAGACGCCGCAATATTCGCCCTCGTGTTCTGTGTATTATACGCCGCAGGCAAGTCATATTTAACTCCTCCTATCAATGATGGGCGACAGTCACTCAAAACCAAATCCTGCACGCCCCAAGAAACATTTCCGCCGCCGAAACTCGCCACCACAAGACGCTGCGCACCCAGATTTGTTGCCAAAGAGGTGTACGCCTCCACACGCACCCCGGAGCCGCAATAGACCGCATTAAGACCAGTAAGCACAGGCATTTCATCCGACAGGTAAATAATTACATGCGGTCCGTTCTGCGTACCGCTGTAATAGACCTCACGAGCAAAGTAATGCTGATACTCATATCCGGCGAGCACCTGATCCACGATCATCTGCGCATTAGTAGTCAAAAGAAACGCCCCCGATCATGACGGCCAGTAAACGCCGCGATCAGCATACCGACCAACATAGAAGATATGCCGAGGAAAAGAGATATAGCCCCAGCCACTTCCACAAAGGGAACCAGAGACAAAATTAGCTCAGTCACGCTTTCACCCTCTTTCTTGCTACTATGTCTAACGCACCTTCAGCGCGATACGCGCTATCAATACGAGCGCGGCCCTGCCATTCCTTTTGATACCGCTGCATTTTTGCGTAAGTATCGTATGCCTGATACATAGCTGGCGTGTGCCAATACCACGACTTTTTCTTGATCTCAGCCTCTAAATGTCCGTCCTTCTCCACAGCCGTTTCCCCGTCAATAAGCTTATTCACCTGATAACGCCCAAACAGGCAACGACAAAGCACGATATCATGCACCTGTTCCCGCAACGGCTTTGCCAACCGCATAAACTGTTGGCTGGTGCCAATGATATGCTTACGCTGCTTGCGCTGCTGCGAAATCTCCACCATTACGTCAATGTCGATGTTCTTGCTCTCTAAGCTGTTAAGCTCCAGATGCAATTCATCTATGAGATAGATAACACCTTTATAGCCGTTCATCAAATACTTCAGACAGTCCAGGCCGTCATATTCTACGATAGGACGCCCACTTTCATAAACTTCGTTATACGCCCATCCCTGCGGCGCATTAGGTTCCAAATGCGCATTGAAAGGGAAATCCGTCAAGCCCACGTTCGTACATATGACAGCACCCGGATAACGCCGCATCAACGCCATAAGATACCGCACCGCTGACAAAGTCTTTCCCGATCCCTGAGGGCCGCAGTAAATCATAGTGCCTTCCACATGCATATACCCGGGATGCTCCAAAAGCCACCGCCGCCACGACATAACAGACCGCACACCATTGTCAAACCTGAAAGGGTGCCGGGGCCACAAGTCGTCTATGTAAAAATCATCACGCTTCATTTCCGCCGCCTCCTAATGATTGCGGGCCATGAGCCGCCAGACCCACGACCCGCCGCGAATTACAGCCGAAGCTTGCCGGACTTAAACGCCCCGGTAATGCGCTTGACGACCCAGCGAGCTCCCCACCAGAACAGAAACAAACCGATAACCGACCCGAGAACGAGGCCGATAATCGAAGCAATGTTCGCGATATTGAACTGCGCTGTGATGTCCGTCAGCAAGGTCGTTATGCCCGCCTTTACCGCCGCAATGTCAAAAGGATTGCCCATGCCTTTCACCTCCCTTCAAGGCCAGAATCAGTAAGGCACACCCGGCGAGGCCAACGCCGGGCATACCGTTACAACAAATGGGATTATTCCACCGCTTCAATGCTGGCCAGCACGGCCTTACCGCCTGGCCCCACATCGTAGCTGATCTCGACCGGCTGCCCCGGCGTAAAATCTGCAAGGGTTTTGCGGATGTCGGAGCGCACACGCTCAGCGACAGCCTTATCGCCGACCGTGTTCCGCTCATCCAGGCGGAAGGGTTTCACAAGAAAGACGTCGGTGTAAACACCGCTGCGGCCCTCCATCTCCCATTCGTTGTACTGGCTGCCCACATAGGTTGCTTTCAT